GCGCTGCTGACCGACAGCAGGCATCCATCGTTTTCAATGTTGCCGCCGATATGGTTCGTATGTGTCCGGCTCTGGCAAAGCGTGTAAAAATCCTGGATTCCCAGAAGCGGCTTATTTATTTGCCCACGGGCAGTATCTACCAGGTGCTTTCCGCTGATGTCGGCAACAAGCACGGCTTCAACACCCACGGCGTTGTATTCGATGAGTTGCACACGCAGCCGAACAGAAAACTATTTGATGTTATGACCAAGGGTTCCGGCGATGCTCGTATGCAGCCACTGTACTTCCTTATTACCACAGCCGGAAATGATACCAAGTCCATCTGCTATGAGATCCACCAGAAAGCAAAGGACATTATCGAAGGCCGTAAAATCGACCACACCTTTTATCCTGTTATCTATGGTGCAGATGAAAGCGATGACTGGACTGATCCGGAAACCTGGAAGAAGGCAAATCCCTCTTTGGGTATTACGGTGGGCATCGACAAAGTGCGTGATGCCTGTGAGTCTGCCAAGCAGAACCCCGGCGAAGAGAATGCCTTCCGGCAGCTTCGTTTGAACCAGTGGGTCAAGCAGGCAGTCCGTTGGATGCCAATGGACAGATGGGACAAATGCGCCTTTGCCACTTCCGAGGATGACCTTGAGGGGCGCGTTTGCTACGGCGGATTGGACTTGTCCTCCACTACAGACATCACCGCACTGGTTCTGGTTTTCCCACCGGAATATGAGGATGATAAATACATTATCCTACCGTATTTCTGGATACCCGAAGACAACCTCGACCTGCGTGTCCGGCGCGACCATGTGCCGTATGATGTTTGGGAGCGGCAGGGCTTCCTGCAGACCACCGAGGGCAATGTCGTTCACTATGGTTACATCGAAAAATTCATCGAGCGCCTGGGTGAACGCTACAACATCCGTGAGATTGCCTTTGACCGTTGGGGCGCTGTCCAGATGGTGCAGAACCTTGAGGGTATGGGCTTCACGGTGGTCCCTTTCGGACAGGGCTTCAAGGATATGTCCCCGCCCACCAAGGAACTGATGAAACTGGTGCTTGAAGAAAAGGTCGCCCACGGCGGGCATCCCGTTCTCCGATGGATGATGGATAACATCTTCATCCGCACCGATCCCGCCGGCAACATCAAGCCGGACAAGGAAAAATCCACAGAAAAGATTGACGGCGCAGTCGCCACCATTATGGCTCTCGACCGTGCGATCCGCTGCGGCAACGACTCCAGTGCTTCGGTCTACGATGACCGAGGCATTTTGTTTATCTGACGGAGGTGTGAAATGGAAAAGAAAAAACTGCATATTGTTTCGCTCTCCGGCGGCAAGGACTCGACTGCTATGCTCCTGCGGATGTTGGAGGAAGGCTGGCCTGTTGATCTCATCCTGTTCTGTGATACGGGGCTTGAGTTTGACGGTATGTACCACCACATCGAGAAACTGGAAAAGTATATCGGCAGACCGATCACACGCCTAAAATCAGAGTATTCCTTTGAATATCTGCTCCTGGAGCATATGCCCAGGAGAAAGAACCCCGAACTGTTTGGGCGCAAAGGTTATAGTTGGGCAGGCCCCAGAAACCGTTGGTGTACCGCAATGCTGAAACAGCGGGTCATCGACCGTTATCTCCGTGATCTGGCAAAGGAATACGAGTTGGTTCAGTATATTGGCATTGCCGCCGATGAACCGCAGCGTATTCGTGACTTCCGCTATCCTTTGGTGGAATGGGGTATGACCGAGTCGGACTGCCTTGCCTACTGCAAGGAGCGGGGCTTCGATTGGGATGGGCTATACGATGTTTTTCATCGTGTATCCTGTTGGTGCTGTCCGCTGCAGTCTTTTGAGGAACTGCGTAAACTTCGGAAGCACTTCCCAGAACTCTGGGAAAAACTGCGGGATTGGGATTCCCGCACATGGCGCACATTTTTGAAACATTATTCTGTAGAGCAACTGGAAATACGCTTTGCTTTTGAGGAAGAGCGGCTTGCTGCCGGACTTCCCATAAAAGGCAGGGCGTTTTTTGATGCTCTGCGTGAGCGACTGAAAGAAGGTGATGCATAATGGGTATCTTTTCTGGCCTATTCAAATCCAGAGATAAGCCTGAAAACCGAACTGCCGGAAGCGCCTACACCTTTTACATTGGCGGGACTACCGCAGGAAAAACCGTGACCGAGCGGTCTGCTATGCAGATGACTGCCGTGTACTCCTGTGTCCGCATTCTGGCAGAAGCTGTGGCGGGACTGCCGCTGCATCTTTACAAATACACCGATGGCGGCGGCAAGGAAAAAGCCCTCAACCATCCGCTGTACCGACTGCTCCATGATGAGCCGAACCCGGAAATGAGTTCTTTCGTGTTCCGAGAGACCCTCATGACTCATCTGCTTTTGTGGGGCAATGCCTACGCACAGGTCATCCGCAACGGCAAAGGTGAAGTCATCGCACTATATCCGCTGATGCCCAACAAGATGTCCGTGGACAGAGATGAAAACGGCCGTCTGTACTACACCTATTACCGTGGCTCGGATGAAGCCATTAAAAATAAGGACTTTGCGGTAACGCTTCAGCCCTCGGATGTGCTGCATATCCCTGGTCTGGGCTTTGACGGTCTGGTGGGCTACAGTCCAATTGCTATGGCAAAGAACGCCATCGGAATGGCGATTGCCTGCGAAGAGTACGGAGCCAAGTTCTTTGCAAATGGTGCGGCTCCCGGTGGTGTGTTGGAACACCCCGGCACCATCAAAGACCCGCAGCGTGTGCGTGAGAGTTGGCAGTCCACTTTCGGCGGCAGCGGAAACGCAAATAAGATTGCTGTTCTTGAGGAAGGCATGAAATACACGCCTATCGGCATCTCACCGGAGCAGGCACAGTTCCTTGAGACCCGCAAATTCCAAATCAATGAAATCGCTCGAATTTTCCGTGTCCCGCCCCACATGGTCGGTGATCTGGAAAAGTCGAGCTTTTCTAATATTGAGCAGCAATCCCTTGAGTTCGTGAAATACACCCTCGACCCCTGGGTCATCCGTTGGGAGCAGTCCATTCAGAGGGCGCTCCTGTCCCAAGGTGAAAAGGCAGAGTATTTCGTGAAGTTCAATCTGGAAGGTCTGCTCCGTGGCGATTACCAGAGCCGCATGAACGGCTATGCCATTGGTCGCCAGAACGGTTGGATGTCTGCAAATGACATCCGTGAACTGGAAAACCTCGACCGCATCCCTGTGGAAGAAGGCGGCGACCTGTATCTCATTAACGGCAATATGCTCCCGATGAAAAATGCCGGGGCTTTTGCAAATACACCTACTGATGACGGAAAGGAGGAAAATCCCGATGAAGAAGTTCTGGAAGTGGAAGAACCAGGCACAGACGGAGACGGCTCCGGCGGAGAGGACTCTGTTTCTCAACGGCACCATCGCCGAGGAAAGTTGGTTTGACGATGATGTCACCCCGCAGCTTTTCAAGGATGAGTTGATGGCAGGTTCCGGCGACATCACCGTATGGATCAACAGCCCTGGCGGTGACTGCGTGGCGGCAGCCCAAATCTACAATATGCTGATGGATTACAAGGGCAACGTCACGGTCAAGATTGACGGCATCGCTGCCTCCGCAGCATCCGTTATCGCTATGGCAGGTACCAAAGTTCTGATGTCCCCGGTATCTATGATGATGATCCATAACCCCATGACCATTGCTTTCGGTGACTCTGCGGAAATGCAGAAAGCCATTGAAATGCTCGGTAGTGTGAAGGATTCCATCATCAATGCCTACGAAATCAAGACCGGGCTATCCCGCGCAAAGCTGTCCCACCTTATGGACGCTGAAACCTGGATGGATGCAAACAAGGCCGTGGAACTCGGCTTTGCTGATGAGGTCATCAAGCGTTCCGGCGATACCGAAGATGTGGAAGCCCCCACAGTCTCCATGCTGTATTCCAAGGCCAATGTGGTCAATTCCCTCATGGACAAAATCGCTGCAAAGTGCGCGATTGAACCCAAACCCACCCACCAACACAGAGCCGATGACCTTTTGGATCGGCTCAATCTTATCAAAAACTGGAGGTAATTTATTATGACTATCAACGAACTGCGCGCAAAGCGTAACCAGGCTTGGGAAGCTGCAAAGGCTTTTGTAGAGACCAAGCGCAACAGTGACGGTCTGCTTTCCGATGAGGATGCCAAGACCTATGCCCAGATGGAAAAGAAGGTTCAGGACTACGGTGCTGAAATCGAGCGTATGGAAGCCATGTCTGCTATGGACGCACAGCTTTCCAAGCCCACTTCTACTCCCATCACCGAAAAGCCTATGAATGGCACTTCTGTGAATGACCAGAAGCCCAAGACCGGCCGTGCTTCCGATGCCTATAAGGACGGTATGCTCAAGGCTCTCCGTACCAACTTCCGCCAGGTCAGCAATGTTCTCCAGGAGGGCATTGACGCTGACGGTGGCTACCTGGTTCCCGAAGAGTATGACTCCCGTCTGATCGAGGCTCTGGAGGAAGAGAACATCTTCCGTAAGTTGGGCCACACCATCACCACCAGTGGTGAGCGTAAGATCAACATCGCTGCCACCAAGCCTGCGGCTGCGTGGATCGATGAGGGCGAGGAACTCACCTGGGGTGATGCAAAGTTTGCCCAGATCAATCTGGATGCCCATAAACTCCATGTTGCCGTGAAGGTCACCGAGGAACTGCTCTACGACAACGCATTCCAGTTGGAGAAGTACATCCTTCGTCAGTTTGCAAAGGCTCTGGCCAATGCGGAAGAGGATGCCTTCCTCAATGGTACCGGCGTAGGTCAGCCCCTGGGTCTGCTTGCCGAGGAGGGTGGCGCACAGATTGGCGTGACTGCTGCATCTGCTACTGAAATCACTGCCGATGAACTCATCGACCTGGTGTACTCTCTCAAGCGCCCCTACCGCAAGAACGCCAAGTTCATCTGCAATGACCAGACTCTGGCAGCTATCCGCAAGCTGACTGACAAGAACGGTCGCTATCTGTGGCAGGATTCTGTGCAGGCAGGCGAACCCGGCAGGCTCCTGGGATACGAGGTTCACACCTCTCCTTATTTCCCTGTAATCACCGCAGGTATGCCTGCCATCGCTTTCGGTGACTACAACTACTACAACATCGGTGACCGCGGTACCCGTTCCTTTGCGGAACTGAAGGAACTGTTCGCCGGAAACGGCATGGTCGGTTTCGTTGCCAAGGAGCGCGTGGACGGCAAGCTGATTCTCCCCGAAGCGGTCAAGCTGCTCAAGATGGCGACTGCGTAATGAATGGGGGTGGCGGTGATGGACGCTTTGCTTGAAAAAGTAAAACAGAATCTGATTCTCGACCATGCGGCGGATGATGCATTGCTGAAGGGCTACATCACCGCCGCTGTTTCATACGCAGAAAGCTATCAGCATATTCCGGCAGGTACTTACAGCGAAAAGGATATGCCGCCCACTACCGAGCAGGCAGTCATTATGCTGTCCTCCCACTTTTACGAATCCAGGGACGGCAGCACGGGCGGCTTTTTTGCTGATAATGTTCAAGCCGGTCAGCAGGTCTGGAACACGGTCAACCTTCTGCTTCGGCTCGACCGAGAATGGAAGGTGTGACCATGAGTTTCGGAAAAATGAACGGCTTTGCCGACATCATTATCACAAAAAAGGTTAAGGACAGCGAGGGCTTCACTACTATGGCAGATGAAGTCCTCGCTTCTGTCCGTGTTTACAGAGAAGGACGGCACGGCAGTCAGCGGTGGGTAAATCTCGCCGCTTTCTCCGAAGCCACCGATCTGTTCCGTTTCCGTAGCATCCCTGGTCTGGGTATTACCACCGACCACATCATCGTTACAGACGGTGAGCGGTTTGAGGTAACCTCGGTCGAGGATGTTAAAGGACGCGGTATGTACACGGAGATTCTTGCCAAAAAGGTGGTGGCGACTGTTGGCAAAGGTTGATATCAAAATGCCAGATGAATTTCTGGAAAGGATGTCCCGTCTGGGAAAGGACTTTGATGCCGTTGCTGAAAGCGTATTGGAGGCAGGCGGTGAAGTTGTCCTGCAGAAGGTACAGAGCAACCTTTCCGCTGTGGTGGGTTCCGGCACAAAATACGAATCCCGCTCCACAGGTGAATTGGAATCGGCTCTGGGTCTGACCCCCGCCAAGACCGATAAGGACGGCAATCACAATGTCAAGGTTGGCTTTGCCGAACCGCGCAGTGATGGCGGCAGTAATGCAAAACTGGCAAACATCCTGGAATACGGCAAGCACGGTCAGCCTGCAAAGCCATTTCTGAAGCCTGCGAAATCCGCATCACGGTCTGCTTGCAAAGCCGCGATGCAGCAGAAATTTGAAGAGGAGGTCAGAAAATTATGAGTGTACTGGCAGATATCCAGACGGCGCTTTCTGTTTTGGGCATTCCCATTGAGACAGGCGTGTTCACCGATGCTGCCCCTGCGAAATACATCGTGGTGGTTCCAATCGCTGACACTTTCGACCTCCATGCAGATAACGCTCCCGGCATTGATGTGCAGGAGGCTCGACTATCTCTTTATGTCCAAGGCAACTACATGGCAGATAAAAATGCCCTTGTAAAAACGCTTCTGGGCGCTGATTTTACCATAACCGACCGCAGATACATCGGTTATGAAACCGAAACAGGCTATCACCACTATGCGGTGGATGTAGCCAAACACTATGAAATGGAGGAATAAATCATGGCTACTATCGGTCTTGATAAACTGTATTATGCCAAAATCACCGAGGACGAGAATGGCAACGAAACCTATGCGACCCCAGTGCAACTGGCAAAAGCAATGAATGCCGATCTTTCCGTGGAACTGGCCGAGGCTACGCTCTACGCAGATGATGGTGCGGCAGAAATCGTAAAGGAGTTCAAAAACGGCACTCTGTCCTTGGGCGTGGACGATGTCGGTGCATCTGTTGCTTCCGACCTGACCGGCGCGACCATTGATGCGAATGGCGTTGTGGTCTCTACCAGTGAGGACGGCGGCGATCCTGTGGCTGTAGGCTTCCGTGCAAAGAAGTCCAACGGCAAGTACAAGTATTACTGGCTGTACCGTGTGAAGTTCGGTATCCCCGCCACGAACCTTGCTACCAAGGGCGACAGCATCACCTTCAGCACTCCTACCATCGAGGGCACCATTCTCCGCCGCAATAAGGTGGATGGTAATGGTAAGCATCCCTGGAAGGCAGAGGTCACCGAGGGTGATTCCGCTGTAACTGCTGACACCATCACCAACTGGTATAAGGAAGTGTACGAGCCTTCTTATACCACTGCTGCGGCTGAATAAGGAGGACTGACCTATGACTACTGAACGCTCTGCAAATATCAACATCGGCGGCGATGAGTATACGCTGCTTCTGACAACCAAGGCTACCAAAGACATCGCCGGTCGTTACGGCGGTTTGGAGAACCTGGGCGATAAGCTGATGAAGTCCGAGAACTTCGAGATGGCCATTGGCGAGATCGTGTGGCTCATCACGCTTCTGGCGAACCAGTCCATTCTGGTTCACAACCTCAAGCATAAGGATGCCCCCAAGGAACTGCTCACCGAGGAGATGGTGGAATTGCTCACTACTCCCGTGGATCTGGCAACCTACAAGGTGGCTATCACCGAGGCTCTGTATAAGGGTACCAAGCGAAATGTAGAAAGCGAGTCTGACCCAAAAAACGCGGCGGTCGAGTAAGTGACGAAGAGTTATTTACTCGACTTTTATATTACGGCATCGCCCACCTCCATCTGTCGCAG